GGCCAGGCTGGTTACGCAAGTAAATGCGCCGATCTGCAGAAAGACATTTTTGCGCCGCTGATTGAGTTGTTCGCCAATGCACGTCGGCAGTTGGGAATCTCAGCTGCAGACATTAACGCAGCCACAGAGAAAAAAATGTGTTCGCACTGGTTCTCATCCTCACAATGGCGACTGCCGTCTTTGGTTGATTTCCATAAGCTGCAGGTTTTATTCCAGGGAAGAGCAGAGGAAATGGGTGTTGCTTGCCCTCCCCCGTTTAACGTTGGTTATGCTGAGCATGAGCAGCACTATGCTGAGTTGAAGCAGAGCTATGAATCTGTCAAAGGGCAATACGACGATCTTAAAGCGCAATATGAAAATCTGCGTCGACCGTTCTCAGTAACAGCAGATGTTCCCTATACAGACGTTTGGCAGTTCCCACCGGTACAGTATTACCCCGGCAAGCATCCATGCGAAAAGCCTGCAGCGTTAATGGAACACATTATCAGCAGTAGCACTCGGCCTGGAGATATTGTCGCTGATTTCTTCATGGGGTCAGGGAGCACAGTTAAGGCGGCGCTGAAGCTTGGCAGGAAAGCTATAGGTGTAGAACTTGAAGAAGAGCGTTACCTGCAGACAGTAGAAGAAGTAAAAGAAGCAGTAAAAAAAGAAGATAACTGATCTCACTTATACAACCCGTCTCTGGCGGGTTTTTTATTGGTGCCGTCCTGGCGACATTTTTGCGTTATTCAGTAATGCAGAGGGCGGCTTTCGTCTGTTCACAGCCTCCGCAAATAAAGCGAGGTAAGAGACCATGAGAATGAACGATCACTCAGGGAACATCTTCACGCAACTATTTGCGTGGCTTGGAACCATAGCTGCAGCGCTGGGTTTTACCACCCAGGACATGATTTACATGTTCTTTGGGGCTGTGGGACTTCTAATCTCCCTTGCATCCTTCATCAACGGAAGAATTGATGCACGTCGCCGTCGAAAAGAAGATGAGAAGCGAACGGCAATGATAAAGGCTTATCTGGAAGAAGTTAGCGATAAGCCTATAGAAGAGCGCCCTGCAGCGGTGAATGTAGTAGCTGATGTACTCGCTAAGGCAGGCGAATGATGACTAACAGGGCAAAATTAAGCGCAGCTGTTCTAAGTTTGATTCTCGCTGGCGCATCAGCCCCGCAAATTCTCGACCAGTTTTTGGATGAGAAAGAGGGAAATAGTCTCACAGCGTACAAAGACGGCGGAGGTATATGGACGATTTGCCGTGGTGCCACAATGGTTGATGGCAAGCTAGTTGTACAGGGCATGAAGTTGACGCAGGCCAAATGCAATCAGGTAAATGCAATCGAGCGTAATAAGGCACTGGCATGGGTTGACCGCAATATTAAGGTGCCTCTGACCGAACCGCAAAAAGCCGGAATCGCATCTTTTTGCCCTTACAACATCGGCCCCGGAAAATGTTTCCCATCAACGTTCTATAAGCGTCTTAATGCTGGCGACCGTCACGGGGCGTGTGAGGCGATCCGATGGTGGATAAAGGACGGTGGCCGCGACTGTCGCCTGACTAAAGGCCAAAAGAATGGATGCTATGGGCAAGTAGAACGGCGTGACCAGGAAAGCGCGCTTACTTGCTGGGAGATAGACCAGTGAATCCGACACCGTTTGTTAAAGCAATGAAAGACTGGTGGAAGCCATTTTTATTGTTGATTGTTGTGACCAGCGCGTTTATCGCTGGCAATGTCTGGAGTAACAGGGCATGGGAAAAAAAGTGGGCTGGCCGTGATAGTGCCGAGTCCTCGCGACAAGTCAACGCACAAACTGCTGCCAGAATGATAGAGCAAGGGCGAATTATTGCCCGTGATGAGGCTGTTAAAGATGCTCAAGAGAAAGCAGCTGCTGCGCGTGATGTTTCTATCCGCTTATCTGGCACTGTTAGCCAGCTGCAGCAACAGGCAAGAAAACTCGCTACCCGCCTGGACGCCACAAAGCACACCGCAGATCTTGCCGCTTCCGTCAGAGGCAAAACAGCCGGAACCAACGCCGCAATGCTCGCCGACATGCTCGGAAGTCTTGCAGCAGAAGCTAAATATTATGCTGAACGATCTGACGAAAGCTATCGAGCAGGAATGACCTGCCAGCGCGTCTATGACTCGGTGAGAAAGTCGAACCAACAACCTATCCCTTAGTAAGGATAAAAGTATTGATATACCCACCAGAGGATAATTATGTCTTTAGAAGGTAGTCAGAACCCCTCTCAGTTTCGGAAGGAATGGGATAAATCAACGGAACAAAAACCAGCCTCGCTATAGCGGGGCTTTTTAATACCTGATATCCACGGAGACAAAATGGCGAAAATTAAACTGACGCTCGAACAGATTAAGGCACTGGCCAAATTTGCCGAAGAAGAAGGCCAGCCTGAATACACCATCTGTCATGGCAAAATTCCCGGCTTCGATAACTTTCCTGATTACGATGGATTGATTGCGTATTCGGGTTCAGAAGAACACAGCGTTCTGGCCTTGGAAGAAACGGAGCAGGGTGATAACTAATGAAAGTGTATATCGCCGGGCCAATGACAGGTCGTGAAAATTTCAACCGTGATGCTTTCAATAAAGAAGCCGAGCGTCTGGCGCGTCATGGTCATACCGTTCTTAACCCAGCCAGCCTGCCCGGTGGTCTGGAGCAACGCGAATATATGGATATCTGTTTTTCCATGCTCCGCTGCGCTGATGCCATTCTGATGCTTCCGGGCTGGCAGACCTCATCCGGTGCTACAGCGGAATATCATTATGCGTACAAGATGGAGCTGCCGGTTTACTCAACGCTTCATTATCCACCTGTAGCCGAAGCCGTAGGCTAAGACAAACCAATATAAATAAAAGTAGTGTTCCGCTTCGTGCGACCACGGTCGCACGCTTTTCCATTCTCATAGACATGAGCGTTGCTGCGTAACGGGTTCATTGCCCAATCTGCGTCGCGTATAGCGCTCATGTCTATGAGAGTTACCTCTATACATCTAAAAGGATCGCATTATGCCTGAATCAAATAACATTCCTCATGTATTAATAGTTTCCAAACCATTTGGAGTAAATGTTGAATGGAAATGGCCAGATGATAGCCACCTGTTTTCTCAGCTGGAACTGCAATACCTATTCGAAGATGGCCAACTTGTTAGCGAAAGCTTTATTTGGCCAGTTGCTGAGAAATCTATTTCTGGGCTTAAAGCAGGCGAGCGACTTCAGGTGCGACTGCGTCAATTTAACGAGGATAGTTCAAAACCAGGCTGGAAGATTGGTGACTGGGTAGAAGGTGTATCGTCGACAAATCTCTTTGAGATTATGGATACGCTACAGCAGGAAATTAACTGCAGAGCCGTTAATCAATTTGCAAGCAAAGCCGTTAATTGTGACGCTTTCACTGCTGATGAAATTAGTGATGCGGTGGAGCACATCAAGCGAAAAAGGAAGGAGAAAGCAGACGCAAAAGCTATGGCTGAAACATCGCCATTTGTTGTCGAGGACGGAAAGGTATTCATCAAGGATGCCGTAATCGGTAATGGCATTGTTTCTGCGAACTATAACGTGAAGCTGAACATCAACAATGATGGAAAAGAACACGCTGCCGGTATGGTCGTAGGTGTTGAAGGTGACCAGAGCAAGGTAGTGTTTAAGGCTGATCGCTTTCATGTGAATGAACCCGCTAAATCAATAATTGAGAATGCCGTGGCCACAAGTACGAGTGTGAAGGTTGCGCTTAGTGATGAAATGACGCAGGCCATAATTGATGCGGTCCGGGAAAGCAATTTGTTCACAGCCCTCCAGGCAAATATTGATGCGCAAACAGCCTCAATTATTGGTCTGCAACAGGCAATGCATGACGCAGTAAGAGACGCTATTCGCAACGCGTTGCAGCCTGGCGGCGCAATATGGGTTCAACAAAGAGCGCGTTGATGCTGTCCCTCAGGGGCACCCCGGGGGGCCGCGGGTCCTTTCCGGCTATCTGACATGTTACGGGGCGGCGACCTCGCAGGTTCTCGCTACATATGAAATTTTTGGAAGTGAGGTTGTTGTTTAATCATTGCTGAAAACGGGTGAGGAAATATGGCCGTTCTGTTGAATAAATCTGATATGGCTTCCTCGCTGGGAATATCTGTCCAGGCCTTTGATAAATGGGGCGTCCGGCCCGTTGAGAAGAAGGGGAGGGAAGTCTTCTTTGATGTACGCTCAGTCGTTGAAAACCGCATTGAACACCAGAGCCGAAAACTACAACCATCGCCTGATGAAGACGATGATAGTGTCAATATTGAATATGAACGCTGGCGTTTGACCCGCGCTAATGCGGACGCGGCGGAGCTTGCGAATGAAAAAAAGCGTCGCGAGGTCGTTGAAACCGCGTTTTGTACCTTCGTGTTATCCAGGGTAGCAGCTGAAATATCCAGCATCCTGGACGGCATTCCACTTTCGATGCAGCGCCGGTTCCCTGAACTGGAAAATCGGCATATCGAGTTCCTTAAAGGGGACGTAATAAAGGCGATGAACAAAGCTGCGGCGCTGGATGAACGGATTCCGGGGTTGTTGAATGATTATATCGACCAGTCAGGTAGCTAATCTGCGAGCAGCGGTAAAGGCTGGTCTGAAATCACTATATCGCCCGGAACCCATGACAGCTGTCGAATGGGCAGATGCACATTATTACCTTCCGAAAGAATCAGCCTATCAGGAAGGTCGTTGGGAGACCCTCCCATTTCAGCGTGCGATCATGAATGCGATGGGTAGCGACTATATTCGCATTGTCAACGTTATTAAATCTGCACGAGTAGGCTATTCGAAAATGCTGCTCGGCGTTATTGCCTACTTCATCGAGCACAAACAGCGTAACGAGCTGCTGTGGCTGCCGACTGACGGCGATGCAGATAACTTTATGAAGTCTCATGTTGAGCCGACGATTCGTGATGTACCATCACTGTTATCGCTTGCCCCCTGGTATGGAAAAAAACACAGGGATAACACCCTGTCGATGAAGCGCTTTACCAACGGTCGCGGCTTCTGGTGCCTGGGCGGTAAATCAGCAAAGAACTATCGTGAAAAATCGGTCGATGTTGTTGGTTACGATGAGTTGGCTGCGTTTGACGCAGATATTGAGAAAGAAGGGTCGCCGACCTTCCTGGGGGATAAGCGTATTGAGGGTTCTGTTTGGCCCAAATCCATACGCGGTTCCACGCCGAAATTGCGTGGAACATGCCAGATTGAGCGAGCAGCAAAAGAATCCGGGCATTTTATGCGTTTTCATGTCGCATGCCCGCATTGTGGCGAGGAGCAGTACCTCAAATTTGGCGACCGGGACACGCCTTTTGGCTTTAAATGGGAGCCAGACCAGGCCGAGACGGTCTACTACCTCTGTGAACATAATGCTTGTGTCATCAAGCAGCATGAGCTTGATTTTTCCAACGCTCGTTATATTTGCGAGTTGACCGGAATCTGGACGCGTGACGGGCTACGCTGGTTCTCTTCTTCTGGTGCAGAAATTGATCCGCCAGAGAGTGTGACTTTCCACATTTGGACAGCTTACAGCCCGTTTACCACGTGGGTGCAGATCGTTAAAGACTGGTTCAAGACAAAAGGTGACACGGGTAAACGCAAGACATTCGTGAATACCACCCTCGGTGAGACGTGGGAAGCGAAAATCGGTGATCGCCCTGACGCGGACGTTTTAGCGGAGCGGAAAGAGCACTTCGATTCAGCAGTACCGGATCGAGTAGCGTATCTGACAGCAGGTATTGACTCCCAGCTCGACCGCTACGAAATGCGCGTATGGGGATGGGGGCCTGGCGAGGAAAGCTGGCTTATTGACAGACAAATTATCATGGGCCGCCATGATGATGAGTCAACGCTTGTCCGTGTAGATGAGGCGATTAACAAGACATATACACGGCGGAACGGCGTTGAAATGTCTATTTCCCGAATTTGCTGGGACATCGGTGGTATTGATCCAACCATCGTCTATAACCGTTCCAAAAAGCACGGTCTTTTCCGCGTAATCCCGATAAAGGGCGCATCGGTTTATGGAAAGCCGGTGGCGAACATGCCACGAAAGCGCAATAAAAACGGCGTTTATCTGACTGAAGTAGGCACCGATACCGCGAAAGAGCAGATTTATAACCGCTTCACGCTGATTGTCGAAGGTGATGAGCCTCTGGCCGGTGCCGTTCACTTCCCTAATAACCCCGATATTTATGATCTCTCAGAAGCGCAGCAGCTGACCGCTGAAGAGCTTGTCGAAAAATGGGTTGATGGTAAGAGAAAAATCATATGGGACAGCAAAAAACGGCGAAATGAGGCTCTCGATTGCTTTGTTTACGCACTGGCTGCACTTCGTATCAGCATATCCCGCTGGCAGCTTAACCTGGATTTACTTCTGGCCAGCCTGCTGGAGGAAGAAAGCTCTCGTAACAATAACAAGACCCTGGCGGATTACGCGCGGGCATTATCTGGAGAGGAATAATGGCAACACAGACTGAACTGGATGCCGCGCGCGCAGCGTTACATGACCTGATGATGGGGAAACGGGTTGCGACGGTACAGAAAGACGGTCGAAGGGTGGAATTTACGGCGACATCAGTCAGCGATCTGAAAAAGTATATCGCCGACCTTGAATCACAGGTCGAAACCACGTCACGACGTCGGGGGCCAGCAAGGTTTTACGTATGAAAATTCCTTCTTTAGTTGGACCTGACGGTAAAACGTCCCTACGAGAATACGCAGGATATCACGCCGGTGGCGGAGGTTTTGGCGGGCAACTTAATGCCTGGAATCCCCAAAGTGAAAGCGCCGATGCTGCACTTCTGCCTAACTTCTCCCGTGGAAACGCCCGCGCTGACGATCTGGTGAGGAATAATGGTTATGCGGCAAACGCCGTGCAGCTTCACCAGGATCACATCGTCGGGTCATTTTTCAGGCTGAGCTACTGTCCGAGTTGGCGATATCTCGGTATCAAAGAAGAGGAAAGTCGCGCGTTTGCCAGGGAGGTGGAGGCCGCTTGGTATGAGTATGCGGAGGATGACTTTTGCGGGATTGATGCCGAGCGAAAGCGAACCTTTACGATGATGATCCGTGAAGGTGTCGCGACGCACGCATTTAACGGCGAGCTGTGCGTCCAGCCCACCTGGGATAGTGATTCAACGCGCCTTTTCCGCACACAGTTTAAAATGGTCAGCCCGAAGCGTATCAGCAACCCCAATAACACTGGCGATTCCAGGAACTGCCGGGCGGGAGTAAAAATTAACAATAGCGGCGCAGCGCTGGGATATTACGTCAGCGAAGACAGCTATCCTGGCTGGATGTCGCAAAAATGGACCTATATACCACGGGAGCTGGCGGGCGGAAGGCCTTCATTTATCCATATTTTCGAACCGCTTGAGGATGGTCAGACCCGTGGCGCAAACGTGTTTTACAGCGTGATGGAGCAGATGAAGATGCTCGACACTCTGCAAAACACCCAACTTCAGAGCGCGATAGTGAAGGCAATGTACGCAGCCACTATCGAGAGTGAGCTGGATACGCAGACGGCGATGGACTTTATACTGGGGTCCGACAATAAAGAGCAGCAAAATAAGCTGACTGGCTGGCTTGGCGAAATGGCAACTTATTATGCAGCTGCGCCGGTTCGCCTTGGTGGAGCGAAGGTTCCACACCTGATGCCGGGTGACTCTCTGAACCTCCAGTCGGCGCAGGATACCGATAACGGCTATTCGACCTTTGAACAGTCGTTGCTGCGCTATATCTCGGCTGGTCTTGGTGTCTCGTATGAGCAACTTTCCCGTAACTACTCTCAGATGAGCTATTCAACGGCTCGCGCCAGCGCCAATGAATCCTGGGCTTTCTTTATGGGGCGTCGCAAGTTCGTAGCGGCCCGACAGGCCTGTCAGATGTTTGTCTGCTGGCTGGAAGAGGCGATAGCGCGCCGGGTTGTTACGCTGCCGTCCAACGCCAGATTTAGCTTCCAGGAAGCAAGAACAGCCTGGGGTAACGCCAACTGGATTGGCTCCGGGCGAATGGCTATTGATGGGCTGAAGGAGGTGCAGGAGGCCGTAATGCTGATCGAGGCCGGTCTTAGCACATATGAGAAGGAGTGTGCCAAACGCGGAGATGACTATCAGGAAATATTTTCTCAGCAGGTACGTGAAGCTATGGAACGCCGGAACGCGGGGCTTAACCCTCCTGCATGGGCGGCATCTGCTTTCAACGCAGGGCTGAAAAAATCAAACGAGGAGGATAAAGATGACGCCAGAGCTGCGTAATCTACCGCACGTCGCCAGCATGGCCTTCAATGAGCCGCTGATGCTTGAACCCGCCTACGCGCGGGTTTTCTTTTGCGCGCTGGCAGGGCAACTGGGTATCACCCGACTAACGGATTCCGCTTCTGGCCTCACGCTCGGCGCTGAACAAATTGCAGAGCCACTGGCGCTGTTTGGCGATGATGAGGAGATGGGACCCCGACCAGCGCGTAGCTATCAGGTCACAAACGGTATCGCGGTGCTGCCGGTTTCCGGCACGCTGGTCAGCAAAACCCGCTCACTGCAGCCTTATTCAGGCATGACGGGCTATAACGGGATAATTGCCCGCCTGCAGCAGGCGATAAGCGATCCAGGAGTTGACGGTATCCTACTGGATATGGATACGCCGGGCGGGATGGTATCCGGGGCTTTCGACTGCGCCGACATCATAGCCAGGATGCGGGATATCAAGCCCGTGTGGGCGCTGGCAAACGATATGAACTGCAGTGCAGGGCAGCTTATTGCCAGTGCTGCATCGCGACGGATTGTCACTCAAACGGCCAGGACCGGCTCCATCGGAGTCATGATGGCGCACAGTAATTATGGCGCAGCGCTGAAAAATAACGGCGTTGAGGTCACGCTGATTTACAGCGGCGATCATAAAGTCGACGGCAATCCCTACGAAAAACTACCAAAGGACGTTCGCGCTGATTTTCAGACGCGTATCGATGCCACTCGTCAGATGTTTGCCCAAAAGGTTTCCGCTTATACCGGCATGTCGGTGCAGGCCGTACTGGACACCGAAGCTGCAGTATTCTCCGGTCAGGAGTCAGTGGACAACGGGCTGGCGGATGAACTTGTTAACAATACCGATGCGCTCGGCGTGATGCGTGAAGCACTCGACAGACGCAAAAAAACAACCACTGGAGGAACTATGCCATCACCTTCTGCATCTGCAGCGACCAATCAGCCAACTGAACAGGCAGCTACACTGGCAACTGCACCGACTGAGCAGGTCACCACCGTTGATACAACAACCGCTGCCTTAACAGCTCCGGCGGACCTCAGTGCTCAGGTTTCGGCAGCAGTAGCCGCCGAGAATGGTCGCATCATGGGTATTCTGAACTGCGAAGAGGCAAAAGGTCGCGAATCACAGGCCCGCGCGCTGGCCGAAACGCCGGGCATGACGGTCGAGAGCGCGCAGCGCATTCTGGCCGCAGCGCCGCAAAGCGCTCAGGCGCGTACCGACACTGCACTGGATCGCCTAATGGAAAGTGCACCAGGCGCAGTTTCAGCAGGCAACGCATCTACTGATATTGACGATTTGTTAAACACCCCCGTTTAAGAGGCAATCATGGCAAATATTGAAGTTTTCACACATTACCAGCCGCTCGGCAACAGCGACCCAGCGCACAC